CGTTCGAACCCACGATTGGACCGTGGAAACCAGTGAGCGCTGATATGTTTGTTCCTCGTGTGGTCGTCCCAGTGATCGTCGAAGCTGCGATCGCGTTCGAACCCACGATCGGGCCATGGAAACCAGTGAGCGCCGATATGTTCGTTCCTCGCGTGGTCGTCCCAGTGATCGTAGACGCCGAGATTGCGTTCGAACCCACGATTGGACCGTGGAAACCAGTGAGTGCCGTTATGTTCGTTCCTCGCGTGGTCGTCCCGGTGATCGTAGACGCCGAGATCGTATTCGAACCCACGATTGGGCCGTGTAAACCACTCGTATACACGACGTTCGAACTGTTGTGAAGTTTACCGTATAAGAAATTTGATTGCGTCACATTGCTGATGACGTTAGATCGCGTCGTTAAGACGTTTACATTATTTCCCACGACATTTGAGTACGATGTGAGTCCAGTGATCGTCGAAGCCGTGATCGTGTTTGAACCCACGACTGGACCGTGTAAACCGCTCGTATATACAACGTTTGAACTGTTATGAACTGGTCCATATAAATAACTCGCTTGAACCACATTTCCCACAACATTCGAGTACGACGTTATCGCCGTTACTGTAGAACCCGTGAGTGTATTCGCACCCGCGATTGGACCATATATACCTCTAGGAACCGTGAGAATACCGTCTTCGATGGTCGTCGTCGATTTACCAGACAAATTAAGATCCGTGATCGATGTGGTTGTACCATCTGGTGTACCACCTGTTGACGTTTTCGTAACGACGATTGCGAAATACGAATAATCAGCGGTCGCATTCACTGATATCGTCACCGAATTACCGCTATAGAATATATCTTCCGCCGTTTTTATGGATGTCCAAGACGAATCATCCGAACTTCCGAGTATGTTTATATCTTTTGGGTTATGACCCCAAGTACCCTTAATGACTAGAGATGTTAAATATATGGAGTAAGGTATGTGTAATTTAATCCATTCACCAGAAATTCCACCAATTGACGGACTTCCACCGGTGACTACACCACCACTATACGTCGCAGCACTCATCCACCCCAAATTAGAACCAACCGTATCGAATACTTTATAAGACGACGCGGAGTTACTACTCGAACTCGATGTATACAAACCATGACCGGTTATAGACGTCGTGAGACCAGACATATCACCGGGTGGTTGGTTTGTAGCACTCCCTATGACTTCAAACGCAGTCGCGGGTGTTGTCGTACCTATACCTATTCGACCACTACTCGTGACTATATTAGACGTCGCATTAATGGCGGTAATGCCGTGTGTTAATGTAAGTGTATTATCAGTGGTCGCGCCTTCATCAGATACTTGTTGTAATGTAGACGAATTCCCAACTTCAAATCCACCGAGCGTGATTATATCCGAAACGGATACATTACCTCTAATGGTTAATACATTGGAACCCGTATCTTGGGCATATAAATTAGACCCCACATCGAGTGTATGTACGGGGTTAAGATTCGATATACCAACGTTTGATGTCGCAGTAACGAATGATGTTTTTGGTCCACGGAATTCGACAATATTAGACGTAACGTTTCCATTAATAATGATATTTTCAAAATCAGTTGGGATATTGGCTATTTTACTCCCGTCCCCGATGAAATATCCTTCGGTCGTTATATTGGATAATGAAAGTAACCCACCCCGCGTCGTTAAAACGTTTGAACCCGTATCTTGGGCAAATATATTCGAACCAATATCGAGCGTGTGTATAGGGTTAAGATTCGAAAGACCAACGTTTGATGTCGCAGTAACGAATGCTATTTTTGGTCCACGGAATTCGACAATATTAGACGTAACGTTCCCGTTAATAATGATATTTTCAAAATCAGTTGGGATATTAGAAATTTGACTCCCGTCTCCGATGAAATATTTATCAGTCACGACATTCCCCGTCGCTTGGATGGCGACATTTGTATCCGTAAAATTACCCGTTTTATTAATAGTGATCGTGTTTTGTACGTGTAGATTACCTAAGATATCTACTCTCAAATCATGCCCCGTTAAAGCCGCGATTTCATTGGCGACAACGTTACTTGATGTATAACCCATGGTCATTTTGCGTGTCGCCCCGTGGTATGCGATGGCGACGTTTTTCTGAGTCCCCGATTGTTGGTTTTCGATGATGATACCCATATCGGCATCGTGGTCGGCGTTATCGCGCGCGATACCAAAGATTCTATCTTCGATTGTTGTTATATTTGATTCTAAAATAACGGAATTGCCCGTGACCGTGACATTACCTATTAATTCTATTTCGTCCGCCGTGACGACGTATTTATTACCCGTCTTTCGCGCAGGTGAATCTACGAGCCAATTTCCAGACCCAACCATGGGTAAATAGGTTTCAGTGAGACCACCGACAGAAATATTACTCCCTATCGTCACGTTGCTCGTAACAGCTATACCAGTATTTGCATTTGTAAATGCGACTGTTTTCGTGGTCGTATTACCCGTACCATCTGGGAGAGAGGATGTAATAGCTTGAAGCGTCGTAGACACATTGGACAAGAGACCACCATCCCCCTTATGCTGTGCATCCACTATAGTAGCATCGATTGTTGTAGCTGTAATAGTCGTCGCTGCTATCGTATTAGACCCCTTAATTGGACCATATATACCATCGGATGCGAATACATTATTGGAATAAACATTACCCTTAAGCGTCGCCAATACATAACTATCTGAATCTACGACGACATTACCTGTCGTTTGTAAAGAAATATTAGAATCATTGAAATATACTACATTGGACGTGACGTTTCCGTTAATAATGATATTTTCAAAATCAGTTGGGATATTGGCTATTTTACTCCCATCCCCGATGAAATATCCTTCGGTCGTTATATTGGATAACGAAACTAAACCACCGCGCGTCGTTAAAACGTTTGAACCAGTATCCTGGACAAATACATTTGAACCAATATCAAGCGTGTGTATGGGGTTAAGATTCGAAAGACCCGCATTAGAAACCGAGGTAACGAACGAGGTATCAGCACCCTTCAGAATAATCATATCACGAAATTCAACTATATTAGACGCAACATTCCCGTTAATAATGATATTTTCAAAATCAGTTGGGATATTGGAAATTTTACTCCCATCCCCGATGAAATATCCACTGGTCGAGACATTCCCTGTCGCTTCGACGGCGACATTCGCGTCGCTAAATGTAGCTTTTTTAGTAACAGTGAGCTTATTGGCAACGGATACGTTATCCGAAACTGTTAAGTCTCCATATATATGTACATTCGCGTTTGCAGATGTATCCGGGGTAAGAACGACACCCGATGCATCGTTTTGTGTATACCCAATCATAAATTCGCGCTCGTGACCCCTAAACCCAAACGCCGCGTGCGTCCCACCGGGGCGTGTCATGATGACACCGAGATCGTTATTGTTTGAAACATTGTTGTTTCCTAATTCCAATATTGGGTCATCGATGGTCACATTTACAGCTTCCATCACGGATGTCTGCCCACCTATGATGAGATTCCCCGTAATTTCAGAATCACCGTGAATAACACAACTCCCATCTATGAATGTATTTCCGTATACAGCGAGTGCGTTTGAATCTACGGTTTGAAACTCTGTTTGGGGGAGTACATTAGGAAGAATCGTGACCCGCGTTCCGAAGAAGACGTTTCCTGTAAAGTTTTCGGCGGGGTTTGGATTTATGGCGAGGCAATTCGATCCAGAATCGTCAATGAATATATTGGACCCTATATCAATTGTATGAACTGGATGTATGTTAGATATACCTACCTTCTGAGTGGTCGTAAACGATGTGAATGCGTTTTGGAAAAGAACGGTATTCGATGTCCACGCACCCTTCGCCGTTAACGTGTTTAAGTTTGGAACGGCTACAGGAAAAAGGACGTCTGTAGCTAATACGTTTGAATTTTGTATTTCTTTTGTTGTTGCGTCATACATAAGCATAGTAGCCCCTGACGGCGTGGTTTGATCTACACGTATTGGGTGCATATATACAGTTCCGGGTGTAGATGCATCGATTTCGACGTTGGATGCATTAAATACAACAGTGTTTTCAGCCTGATCGTCTTTCGTGTATCTACCAAATCTGATTTTGGTAGACCTCTCAACAGTGCTTAAGTTTTTCACCATTTATATAAGTGTGTATTTTATTTATAGCATATAAATCACCTGGAGGAAGAGATATTTATATGTATTGGTAAGACTATGTGTTGTTCCCTATATCAATTCGCGTAAACAAGGCCAGCCATTCCATTTTCAATACGTAAAATGTTGTAATTTACGGCATAAATTGGGTCTTCTATATTTCTACTTTGACTCATGATCTTTGCAGAATCAAGACGACTAAAATTTAATGAACCAGTTGGCTGGAGAGAACTCGTTGATAGACAGAAACAGTAGAGGAAGAAATCAGGACTCGTAACAAAGTTTGTATGATAATAATTCATGATATCAATATAATGCGGCTTTCCCCATCTATACTCACCTATATCGAGACCATTTATATTTAATTTAACTTTATTATCGGTAGACGTGAGGGCTCCGTCGGTTTGTGTATCGGAACACGCCAGATATTTGACAGGATGATTGAATGTCAGTTCCTGAGTGAGCGCGTACGATGGAATGCTTTTCTGAACTTGTGTTATGAGAATATTGTGATTTCTGGATACCAAATTACCACGTTCTTCGTTATCGAGGTAGTAATAATTGGAGTAACATTCCCAGTTATAGTTCCCCGCATCACCCTTCCAATGAATTCGTGCCTCAACATCATGATATTGAAGCGCCACTACAGGGATAGCATTTTGGGGACCCTCACAAAAGGAAAACCTCAACGGATAGAAATAGGAACGAGCACTCACACCGGGGTGTGTGCCATTAGAGCTTTTAGATACATTCTGCGCATATGTATCTATAGCTATATGTTCAGTGAATACAGAATCGATAGTGTCAATAATTTGACCTCCTATTAGAAGCTCTATTTTATCTATCAAAGAATCCCAGCGTTGTATATCTATAGCTTTTAAACGATTGTCTATCGTTAGATATGTATATCCAAGCAAATCACCGGAACGTTCGAAACGTACCGATGACATGGAATTACCATTCACAGCTCCTTGTATCGTTTGTTTTTCGACGGATTGTGAAAAGTTAGAATGTCTCTTGAATGTAGATGAAAAAAAGGAGATCTCCGGTTCACCCATGATATGCTCATCCTGAGCCCCTATCGCGATCAGTTGGACGATACCGGAGGACATATTTATTATAATTACCTAATGTTTAAATTGTGGATAACTAACGCCCTGCTGGTGCGAAAGGTAAGTTTCGATTTTTACACACGAATTTAAATACGAATACAGATGCACCCATAGCTGCAGTGCTTCCATCTTGCTTATCGACGTTAAACGTAAGGCGGTCGAGTTTACGAATTGGGTTTTGGTATTGATGAATAATTGGGTATTCATTCCTGAAGAAAACAGCCTTTTGACTCCCACCATGTGCAATTAATTTATGCTCACACAGGATGCTTGCAAATGCATGGTCTAAGTGATTATCTGCACTCGCTGCCCATGGCGTATCCGAATTACCCGTGGTCGCACACGCGCGTTGGGTATTTCTAGATCTAAGTTCTTCTATATCAATGTGAAGAGTACGTTGAGCATCTCCGGACGTAGCGATAGTTGCGGCCATTAATTGAGCCTGAACAATATTTTCTAGTGGTGTTGGTAAATACGCAGTAAAATCCGTATTCGATGAATGATCTAAGGTGTCAATAATAACTGTGTGATATTCATGTTCAAAATCTGGTATACTATTGGGTGCTGTTAATGTAGCCATTTAATATTAGTACAGATTAAAACATCGCGATTTAACCTTCAATTTTGTAGCTCGCTTGATCTTTCACAAGCTTTTGGGCACCACACACTGTACCACGACTGTTCGTGTAATACCCATCACCTGGACATTTTTCCTTCGTTTCGAGATCGAAAATGGAACCCGTGTTAAGAGTCTTTATCTTTATTTCCTTGGGCTGGTATCCACTACGCACAACCGAAATAACGAGAATTAGGGCGAAAACAATCGCGATAGCCGTGATAACATTTTTATCAGTACTGTTGAGTTTCATTTATAGTTAATCAATATTTTTTGTAAAGTGCGTTAAAGATATTTTAATAGTTTCAGTATAAAGAGTAATATGGACGGTGAAATCATTCTCAACAGAGGAGATACGAATGTCATGAAACTCGATGATAATGAACAAGCGATCATGGATGAAATCCAGATTTCTGTTCAGAAACCCCAGCCTGTGAAACGTCCACAGGCTCGACCACAACCACCCCCACAACAATTCCAAGAAGATATAGATTTATTTGCAAATCCGAATAAACAAGCACCCCCTCCAGTACCTCAACCAGAAATACCCGTGGATTACGGAGAAGTCGAAGAGGAACCCGACATGGATTTTGGTATGGGTGGGTATGGCGGAGATGAGGAGCGCCCGTCTCCTGGGTTCACCACTATAGACGAAGAGAAGAGCGACCTCGTGAATAAACTTGGTCGTTTAGAGAAAAAGGGGTTTTCTGTCAATAAACGTCTCACGGTATATTCCCCAATAGACGAACTCAGAACAGAGGTAAAGCGAATTACATACAGCATAGAAGTAGACAAATCTGTTAAATTTAGTCGGAGAATGTTGATCGCGTGTGTCACGGGGTTGGAATTTCTCAATAAGAAATATTCTCCATTCGATCTCCAACTCGAAGGATGGTCAGAGAACGTGATGGAGAACGTGGATGATTACGACGAAGTTTTCGAAGAGCTGTATGCTAAATATAGAACGAAAATGCACGTGGCCCCAGAGGTAAAACTCATAATGATGCTCGGTGGGTCCGCCATGATGTTCCACCTCACAAACAGTATGTTTAAATCCGTGATGCCTAATATGAATGACGTGATAAAACAAAACCCAGACCTCGTAAAGAATATGGTTTCGGCTGTCCAGAATACGACACGCGGTGGTTCTGCACCAGAAGCAGCCGATACGGACGAGAATGGGGAATATCAAATGAAGGGACCGGGTATGGATATTTCGAGTTTAATGGGTAATATTATGATGCCTCCAACACCACCCATGAATACGACGTCAATCCCAGGGGGTGTGGATGAACCAGACGACGACGTATCCGATATAGTTTCAATTTCAGGAGAATCGACGGGTGGGGAGGTCAAAGAAGTTAACATCACGGCCGATAAGAAGAAACGCGGTCCGCGCCGTAAAAAGAAGGCCGCAGGATCCGTCGAAATAAATATATAACATTATATAAATGATAGGGTATTGTCCAATCGACGACGAGCCTCTACAAGCGCCTCGTACATATCAGGCGGAAGTAGTCCCTGCATCTAATAAGAGAATCGTAATTTCTCGAGATGGAGATGAAGACACGGAGTGTAACTACGTCGTCTTATTCTTTATAGTGGGCGTCATTTCTCTCGCGATGATGGACTCTATGCAAAAATGAAGTAATTCTTCTACCGTGTTGTATCCAACACAGTAAATGAACCTTTCTTTCTATGCGAGGGTGTTTTAAATCCTCGGGTAGAAATTTGTATCACGGTAATTCAAATATAACGATTTCTGCTTTAAGAGCGTCACCTGCATCTATGGTTACGCCCCCAAGTGATTGAACACGCAATTTAGCATTTGTTGCTGTTTTTGAGTGTATAGAACACGCGTATACATCATCTTCTGGACCGGTACTCGTCGCCGTTGATGTTATGGTCGCGTTTATGATTATTTTAGATACGTTCGGGTACGTCACTCCGTAAGGAATTGTAACATCCCCTTCCGCGGAAGTTATATTCGAGCCAATATCAACTTGAATCGCACGCACGGATCTAAATATACTTCCCAGAGCACCTATACTACACTCACCAGCTATAGATGCCGAACCTCCTATGGTCGTATTACCCCCTTTACTCGAGGTCGTTATTTTTCCATATAATTTTAAATATTTTATCTGTACAGATGTCTTACCAGTACCGGCTAATTTAGTCACGACTAATCTATAATATTTATACGGACCCTCCGTTATGCTACTTATCTCGCACACGTCATTGGTATACGTAATATCACTACCACTTTGGTCTTTTACGAGTGTCCACGTAGTCCCATCATTACTTCCCGCGAGTTTAAATCGCCCAGGACCTCTGTTTGCCTGAGTACCCGTCCGTTCGATCGTGATCGAATCCAGGGAAACTTTATATGGGAGTTCGAGTTGGAGCCATTCACCATTTGTAGCGGAACCACTTATAGTCGTCGACGCCGCTTGTCCAGTTACGGCACCATCACTAGTATTATATTTACCTGTATCACTTCTCCAATTACTACCACCTTTAAACCCTTGCCACGCATCGCCATCATTACTACTCGCACTCGCCGTGTACGTGCCGTATCCAGTTATTGCGGTTGAATTACCCGTCGTCTCGTCCGGTGGTTCTAGATCGGTATAATCTTGTATTTCGAGTTCCGTGTTGTTTAGGAGCTTTAGACTCTCGCCCGTTATTCGCGCGCGTGGATTCATGGTACCATTGTTTTGCGCCGCGATTTCTACTAATCCATCTTCCTCACCATTAGTCGCGGTACCTATTTTTCCAGTTATTTTTGCATAATTACGCTGTACACCCGTAGCACTCCGACCAAGAAACTTTATTTGTCCTATGTAATCTCCGTTTGCACCATTACCATCGTCGATCTGATCTCTGTCTAGATTCAAGATAGGACCGGCCGAACTTCCAATGGCCGTGCTCAGCATGGTGATACCAATAGTTTTCAAACACGAGGGTGGTGCGACGACCGCCGGACCACCGTAATTTGCTTCTATAGCGGATCCACTGTAACTATAATAATAGAGTCTGGACGGTGCATTGGACGCTACCTCGATCGTAGTCTTTGCATTCGCACTACCCGGGGTCCCCGATAAAGTCACACCCGTCGTGTATTCCGTACTTCCAGCCGCGTCTGCGGCTTCTGCGAATTTAAAAATGTGATTTGCATTACTATTATCCGATTGGTCGAACACATACGTTTGTCCCTTTTCCAAATGGAGTTCGTCTTGTGAAACACCGTCTATGACGAATTTACTTGAAGCCACGGTTACGGTCATGGTTTTACCAAACCGACCTATACTGACGACGTTACTAAACGTACCCGTCGTCGCGGTTATAGTATTCGATAAGACGTTTCCTACCAAATTACTCGTCCAACCCACGACGATATTACTCGTAGACGTGATCGTCGAAGCTGCGATTGCGTTCGAACCCACGATTGGACCGTGAAAACCGTTGAGCGCTGTTATGTCTGTCCCCCTCGTGGTCGTCCCAGTGATCGTCGACGCCGCGATCGTGTTCGAACCCAAAATGCGTCCATAAATACCATCGGGACATCCGACTTTGTATGGAGTGTCCGACCCGGTCGCTGTCGTCCATCCAGAACATATTATCACATTGGCTTTTAATGTACCATGCCCCGAAGCACCCGCGGTTTGATTCTTTTTAGATATTTCGAGGTCGGATATAATAGCTTTACCCCCGGTCAAACCGGATGTATCCAGATTTATATTCGTTACCGCGTTTTCCGTGAGATTAAAATTCGTTAACAGACTTCCGTTTCCTCTATAAAACGTAGAACAATTTATATCACCATTAACATCGAGTCTATATTGTGGTTTCGTTTGATTAATACCCACGTTTCGTATATCAGACGTTGCGAGCGCGTGGGTTTGGCTTCGTACGACGATTGCATTTTCGGAGATGATAACATCGCGTTTATCCGTGTCGTTAGCGTTACTTGCATCCCACAATGTACCAGGGTTACTACCTCCACCCGAAGTATAATAGTTGCCACTTGTATCGTAATATTTGGGGAGGCATATTTCAATTCCATTCCAAGGACCATACGTCGTACGAGTTATCGCATCATCCGTGTCGTCAGTAATGCCATTTCCGTCCCAATACGAATTTAAACCACGGTTAATGTCACCCCACCCGACGACACCACTACTCATCTGTAAAACCTCACCATTTGAACCCTTAACCAATCGTTTAAATGCAGTGCTTCCAGTAGCTACGAGTATATCTTCTGCCGTGAGCGTACCCCCGGATGGGGCGCCTATTCCACCGTGATCGACGGGGAGAACTCCCGCGTGTGCACTATCCGCAAAATTAAACGTTACCCACTCCGGCGCAGTCGCGCCGCTATTCATGGCGAGAACTTGACTATCGGTTCCTTTAGCGAGTTTAGCGAGGGTCGTCGTTCCACTTGAATATATCAAATCACCCGCCGTATACGTTGCGATTCCCGTTCCTCCACGGGCCACCGCGAGTGTTCCCGTGTGTGAGGCGGTACTCATATTTAGATGGGTGAGTGTCGATCCATTCGTCGTCCACGACGGCGCCGAACCCGTACTCTTAAGAAATGTCCCACTCGAACCTATATTAAGTTTAGCGAGGGTGGTAGACCCACTCGAATATATCAAATCACCCGTCGTATACGACGCGAGACCCGATCCACCATGATTGACTGGAAGAGTTCCCGTGTGTGCACTGTTTGCGAAATCAAATGTACGCCATGTCGGCCTGAGTTGATTTGAACCTACATCAAACACTTCAAGTATTTGACCTTCTGTTCCTATACCAAGCTTCTCTAACGAAGAATCCGCATTCGAAGAGTTACAATATAATATATCACCCAACGCATACGTACCTATATTTGTACCTCCGCGATCACAATTTAATAAACCTTGCGTAATGGATTCCGCATTAATAGTCCCACTCACAGAACCAGATGAATTAATAGAGGACACGTTTACCGTACCAGCCGTAAACGCGCCACCCACTTCGAAAATTGCATTTGGGTCGTCTACACCTATACCGACGTAGCCGCTTGAGTTTATGATGACACGCTGTGTAAACGAACCCGTCGCTTTATTATAGTGTCCTAATGTCATGGTTTGCCCTTCTTCAACGGCTACGTTTGCGGCTCGACCTTGTGAGTCTTTCTCTATAATTACACACGTTTGTGCGTTTGTATCCGTACTCTGCGTAAAAGACATAACATTCGATCTCACACCGTTATTTATTAAACCGATCATGGATCCAGAAAAGTCAGGACCGGATGTTCGTTTATAAAATCCATTCACAAATCCACCATACATACCAGCCCCAGAAACATCTTCGGTTCCACTCAGGATTATACCCGCGTGAGAAAGATCACTTGTACCCACCGCAGAAGCCGGTCGGATTCGAATTAAATCCACTAGTTTATTTGTTTTATCTTGGATATCAAGAGCCTTACCGGCCACATCTGCACCTATGGCTATATTGTTTGTTGTTGTTGCTCCGCTATCAGTAACGCCTTGGAGTGTACTAGCAGCATCAGCTCCACCATATTTACGTGTGCTTCTTCCAGTAGAACAACCACCCATTATTATAGTTAGTCGTGATTTATTTTCCAAATAAAATACCCGCCATTCCGTTTTCTATGCGTAGAATGTTATAATTTATGGCGTATACGATACACTTTTTACTTTCCGTTCTGACGTTCCTAAGGATCAGATTTGCTTTGTTTATTTTACTAAAATTACAGGTACCCGTGGGTTCGTATTTAGATGCGTTTAGACAAAAGTGATATGCATAGTATTTGGTATTTTTAGGTGTATTTGTCTTTACACTAAAGTCGGAACACCCATGCGTCGAGCGTAAATAGTTCTGAACCGTGTGAAAATATTGTGGACTCATGTCTTCTATGACCGTAGTTCCATTCATCTGTATATCACACGTATCAAATGCTATACTTGGACCAAAAATAAGAGATTTGACTGGGTGTCTGAATTCGGATAAATCTATATCGACCAATCCCACCTGAATATCTTTTTCTATTTTTTGGGTTTGTGTTATGATAAAATCGAGTTTCTGAGACGTAAAACGCTTACGTTCCTGACCATCTAGGAAAATATAGTTCGCGTACGCTTTTATCTTTTTCACGTCTTGTTTTTTAAACGAAACACGAACCTCTATTTGGTGATATTGGAGTGCAGCTAATGGAAAAAATAAATCTTTCATACAAAAAAAGTATCGGAGTGGGATACATTTGGAATTTACAGAATTCTTGGATGAAACTGAATCACACATGTATGTGGGCCAAATATCTGTTAAGAAATCTATGGGATGAGAATCAATGAAGTTTCCCCCGAGATAAAAATCGATCGTTGCGTCTTCGAATGCGTTATATAGATTTGTACCTTCGAACCATATACCATTCACTATATCACCAAATTTTGGTAAAACTACGGAACACGTGGTATTATCTATTTCACCTAAGTATTTCGGGATTTGTGCGAAATTGGTATGACGGTTATATTTTATACTAAATAGCGACATACCACCTTCGTTTGTCAAGTATACATCTTGTGCACCTTTCGCTGCGAGTTGTATGAGGGCTCCAGACATTTATGAATATCGATATTATAAAAATAAACATTTCCCCGCAGATGGTTCTATGACATCTTCGGGAAGAATACTACTCGGGAGTTTAAATCCACCCTTTTTATAAACACGTAGACGTTTCGTAAACATAGCGTGTAATATGGACCACTGATCACATATATCATAAATATGCGGATTGTTCTTTTTACCGTGTGTTTCTCTCATGATCCTTCCAATGGACTGAACTATATCCGATTTGGGAGTTACTAAGATCACTGTATCTAAACTCGGGATATCTAAACCTTCGTGTGCTAGACTAAACGTTGCGAACAAAATTCGTTTTTTACTAGATTCATTTAATTCAGATTCTTTCATACCCCCCATATAGAGTCCCGAACTCTTGGGAAAACACGTATGTAAGAATTCACAATGAAATCTACGATCACTGAGTACGAGGACCTGTCTCGTCGATTCCCCCGATACTATTTTTCTAATGAGACTGACGAGCATTCTATTCCTATCCCTATTTTCAACGATCTCCGTGATCATGGTTGTGAGTGATAATTTACCATTACGTAAACACGGCGGGGGATCTCTGTATCTATCACACGTATACTCTATAGGAAAAACTTCAACTTGTTGCTGATTTTCACGCTCCACCACAAAGAATGTATCCCCCATGAACCAATGAAGAACTTTTGTGAGACCATCTTTTCTAAACGGGGTCGCAGACAATCCATATATATGCCTCGGACATAGTTTAAAAAGAGACTGACTAAATACCTTTGCACAAATATGATGACATTCGTCGACAATGAGTGTACCGATGGTTTCAAAATCATCAAATGAATATTCCTTGAGCGAGAGGGATTGAAGCATAGCGATTACGAAATCACAATCCGTTTCCTTTCTATCTTGTTGAACGACACCTATAGATGCACCCGGACAAAATTGCTGAATCCTCTCTTTCCACTGATTTGCGAGGAATTCTTTATGAACGACGATCATAGTTCTATACCCGAGAGAACACGCGATGGCGAGAGATACCGTTGTTTTACCATATCCACAGGGTAAAGATAAAACACCATGACCAGCTTCGAGTGCTTTTTTATGCGCCTCATTTTGGTGAGTTTCGTCTCGTAGTTTTCCATTGAACTTTATATTCATTTTTTTAGGTTCAGGGCGTTTATCTTCCAGTGCCTTTCCTAGCTTTTGTTCACCATAATATCGAGGGATGCATATTCCGTTTTTTCCCTTTTTAAATACTTTAAACGCGGGTGGTGGGAACCCAAACTCAGAATTTACGGTTGCACGAACAGTTAATTCCTTTTTAATAGTCGAGACATCACTTGTAAAATACCCGGTTCTCGTGAGACTCATTACACAATTAAAGAATAAAAACTTTATATGAGTATACTATAGATAAAAATGCCAAAGCTGAGTGTGAAAGAAAATGTTGAAAAGATGTCCGCCGATTTGGAAATGATGAGCAAAGAAGTGTTCCGATTAGAGGGGTCTCTCAGAGTATTTAGGTCATTACTCGAGGCGGGTGTTGAGGAGGTGGATATCCCAGAAAAGGATGAACAAGATGAAGAGACGAAACCCATTACCATTCCAGAGGAAAGTGCATTAGAAGAAGACGAATAATTCAGGTAAATATTTCTTTAATTTTCCACGAAAACCCACCATGATTAGCGCAATTCCAAACGCCGTTGAATTGTACATCAATTTCAACGTCGTCGCCTCGTATGAGCGATTGCACAGGTTTATCTCCGTGTACTAAACACATAACACGCCTATATCTGAAAGGTACTTTTAGTTTTAGAATGTTACCTTCGAGTGGATTGTCTATATTATTTGCCATGATGAGATGATATTTACTATTATGTAGACCCTCGATATAATATTTTACTTTATCCATTAATTTAACTCGTATATATTTCTTATCATTAAACTCGTACATGGGTTCATATATTTCACACTTAATTTTCATTAAATAACACACGCATAAAAACTATAAGCCCGTGAAATATTATTATATGGTTATAGTAGGATGGTTGTTTTATGTTCTAACAATAAACTATTTCACAACCCAGTGAAACACGGGAGTAAACAGAAACGAAAAACGTGGAAGTTTGCTGCCGAATTTCTTTGGAGAAAAAGTAGAACAAATGATCAGGTAGAATTGGGTTTATGGACTAGAGATCAATTAGTAGAATTAGGTCCCACGTTCATAAAACTTGGTCAAATTGTATCTTCTAGAGTAGATCTATATCCAATAGAATTTACTCAACAATTGGAATCTTTACAAGATAACGTAAACCCTATAGACGAGGATACAATTTCACGCATTAAATTGAAAAATGATATATTTTCCGAGTTCGAACTTACACCTTTTAAATCTGCCAGCATTGGCCAGGTTCATAAAGCAAAACTTTTAAACGGTAAAAACGTGATCGTCAAAATCAAACGTCCACAAATTTACAATATTATAAAAAATGACACAGATAATATTCGAGAAATTATACAATTTATGGAGACGATAGGGGTGAACACGGGGACGAATAAAGGCGAAATTTTCGATGAAACCGTACAATATTTATTGGGTGAAACAGATTATGAACAAGAATTAAAGAACGCATCGGTTTTTCGTAAAAATATGAAAGACGTGCCTTGGATCAAGGTTCCTAAGGTATATAATAAGTATTCAACTCCCGATATGATTGTTATGGAATACGTAGAATCTGAAAAGATAACGGATATTACAAATAAAAATGTAAATAAAAAAAAGGTATGCGAAGCTATAATAAGTTCATACGTGTTTCAAACACTCGAGAAGGGATGTTTTCACGCCGATCCTCACCCCGGAAATCTTGGGTTTTCTAAAAATGGAAAGCTTGTCTTTTATGATTTTGGTCTTTTAATAGATATATCCGATGAGTTAAAGGAGGGGTTTAAGAAGTTATTTGTCTATATAATTAACAAGGATACGAAAGGAATCGTAGACATTTTTATAAAACTGAATATAATTCTACCAACGACGTCCGATTTGAGTGATATAGAACTTTTTTTCAAGACTACACTGAATTATTTAGAGACACTCGATGGTTCGAGTTTACGAGACGAGATTTTAGGTGATGAACTTCTATTATCTCTCGCTAAAAATAAACCATTCGTTATCCCAACGCCATTTATATATTTGGCGAAGACATTCTCTACTATAGAAGGTACGTGTGTGAGACTGGATCCAGACTTTAATTATTACGAATACTTGGAACCGGTCATACGGGACCAAGTTTCGGATGTTTTGGATTTGGGGGATATGGTATCCACGTCCATGGAAATGCCGAGTAGAATAAGAAATATAAGCACGGCCATATTGGGATTAGAAGAATCGAGATCTGTTACGAAACGGATATTGGAAAAAACGAGGAAAGAAATACAATACACACAGTATAGCGTATTAGCAGCTGTATTTGCTGGTAATATATATGAAAGTGGTGGAACTCCGGTTGCATTTATAGCGATGACTATGATGAGTTTTTGGTTTGCGTTTATTTCTCAAAAAACTCGATAGGTTTTACTTCCGTTGGTGTATCTACCGATATGGGCGCCTTTTCGGTGAAAAAGTTTTTATGTTGTTCAAACAATTTTTGCGCGCGCTTCTTTTCTTCGCTGGATATTTTATTAAAATTTTCACGAATTTTGTTGAGTTCTCCTTTGCGCTGCTTGGATAATTTTTTACCAAATTTCTTGAACTTCTTTTGTGTGCTCGCGAATGTAGTTGTTAATGAGAGAGATACCATTTATATATACCAATATTTTTAATAATCACTCGCCTCCTCCGACGACCATCCCAGCATTTTAAGCTTTTGTTCGAATTCCCGACGTTCTCCCGGTGAGGTAATTTTGGTTCCATTTTTTATACATTCAATTTCTGGCCCACTCAATTGTATCGCATTTTTTCTAAAATCGACGAATGCTTTCATAGAAATGGGCGCGAGTGGTTCTACGAGGTCATATATCGCGTTTGCGTATTCTCGAATTTCTTGTTGCGCACCCGCTTCCATACGAAGATGTAGGTAATGCATGAGGTTATGGAGGTTTATTTTCCAGTAAAATTCTGTATATGTCGACTGTGGGAGGTTTCCACGGGCTTGTTCTCTACAACACCCGTCATTCAATAACGTCGTGTAGATATCAAATGAATCTCCGAGATGTTTAGACGTCTTTTCTATATTTTCCTCACTCACGGCCGCATCACCTTCCGAACTTTGTTTATTTATCCCCGATTGTCCTCGCATAATTTTTGGATCGTAATACTCTTTCGGGATGACAGAATATCTCGCAGACATTTCATTTATACTCGCCGTTCTGTGTCGCATATGTTGACGCGCTATATAAATGGGCATCTTAATGTGAAATTTAAATTCAACCATCTCAAATGGAGTGGTGTGCCAATGACGCATTAAATATCTAACAAGACCAGAAATACCTCGAGATGCTGTAGTTCCTTCCCCGTAAGAGACCCTCGCGGCCTGGACAATCGATTCATCAAGGTTTTCGCGGGGCATGTAGTCCACCAACCGAACGAAACCATGATCTAATACCTTTCTTTCCATTATATAACATTATATTTGTATTTCTTTAAATTTATATAAAGAGAGCATACATATATATGTAAATGTTGGCGAGGTTTGTTTCTCATTATTTGGCGGGTGAGGTAATTTTTGGAAATGATAGATCTATTAAACGGGATGTGCGCGCGAATTATAAAGTAAAGCTGATTACACCGGACGGAAGGACGAGTTTTGATTGCGATCCAGATACGTATATTTTGGATGCCGCCGATGAAGCGGGTGTAGATTTACCATATTCTTGTCGTGGGGGTACGTGTTCAACGTGTGCGGCGAAGATGGCGAATGGTAAGGTCGACCAATCTGATCAAGCATTTTTAGACGAGGAACAGATTAACGAGGGGTTTACTATGCTATGTGTTGCGTATCCATTATCTGATTGTACATTCGAAACACACGTGGAAGAGGAACTTTATTAATTTTCTAATTCGTATAAGAAATCATCGAGAGTTCTATAATATCGGTGAAGATCCTTCATGAAACGTTTATTTTTCGTGATATCGATGTCTTCCTTCTTATTTTTATATAACCATGCCAAATTAGACTTTGAATATTTAGAAGTTTTCTGATTCTCATTTGGTTTGCGCACGACCAGCTTTATTTGTTTTTTACTATCCTTTCTATTGGGTTTGATATGTTTCGTATAGCTTATAGCTTGCATGACGGTGTCGGCGAGGTCATCTTTTTTCTTAGATTCAGTGAAAATAGGAATCCAATGTGAGTTTACGGTATGTTTATGTATAAACTCTGAACATCGTTCTATGGATACACGTTTACGTTTATTATATTGCGCTTTCCCCGAACCACTCACATCAGGAATTTTGTGACGCGCGTCGTAAATGATAGTTTCCGCACTTGGGTGTTTAATCACGAAATACGCGTGTAAAAAATGCTGAACCATAACCATTTTTTTATTTCGTTCGGGTTGTTTTTCTATGAGAACCGTGTCCACGTCTAAAACCCACGGTTTTTCGTCTAGGTGTTTCCTTAAGGAAACGTATATGCCGTCTTTATGTTGAGGAGGTATTCCCGAAGTATCCCACTGAACAATAAGATTGGACGTTTCGTCAAACACACACATCGCGAGATTGCGTATTCCGACGTCTATACTTAAAATCATTAACTAAAAATCTATTTATCTCTTTATATTCCAATTATTATTTCATCTGGGGCATTTTCATCTGGGGCATTTTCATCGGAGGCGCTCTTCGTATGGCGTTTTGTCCAGCCGGAGACTTGCCCATTACTATACCAACGATGGCGAGGAGCATTACACAGCACACACACGCAATAATTGGTGCATATGCGGCCATACCGGCTGCGCCTATGACTTTCGACGCCGCATCACCCACGGAATCAACAACTTGAGCGGCACCACCTGCCTCGACTTTGTTTTTGCTGTCTATTTCGGCTTTTACTTTTTTGGTTACGTCGCTTTCAGTGATACGTTTCGTAATTTTATCC